TATCAAAAACAATATCTATTAACTGTGAATTTGCTGGAATGATAACATTAGTTGCAGATGCTGCAAGTGCTCCACCAGATAAGTCAATAGCATGTGTTTGTGCCATTACAACTTGGCCGATATTTTTCATATCAGTACCAACTGTAGTACCAGTTGTTTCTCTTATCGTTCCCGCTTTTATCGGTCCCGAAAATGTAGTTGTTCCCATAAGTCTATCCTCCTTTTAAAAATAGTCTGCTTGCGCAGTCGTTTGGGTCGCTACTAGGCGTCGTAAGACGCCTAGTAACTAATTATTTATTACTTATTACGTTGCGCCTTCAGTACCGTAGATTCCTCTCCAGTCTGTAAAGCCAAAAGAATATCTTTCTCTTGTTTTGTAACGTAAATTGCCAGTACCAAAATCGCCTTCTACAGCTTTTTTGATTGGTGCTCTTACGAAGTGTTTCATTCCATCTGGACAATCAGTACCTATAAACCACTGATCTGCATCAGTAAGTCTTTGATTGACAACCACGCCGCCTGGAATCATACCTAATGCTTTTACAGCATTGATATCATTGTCAGCCGTTCCTGGTCTTAGATTAGATTTCAACACTCTTTCAGCAACGAATAGCAATTCAGGTGGACAGATCAATTTTTGACCTATCAACGCGATTGGGATTTCTCTGTCATCTTTTGCTTCAGAAATTTGAATTAACAAAGTTTCTAAAGAAGTTTCAGATAAATCTGCTGCTGTTGCTAAAGTGTTAGATTGCGTACTACCGCCTCCAGTTGGGTGAGAAGCACTTAATAAAGATACTCCGTCTCCTCCTGTTGATGTAGTAGTCGCGTTATTCAAGACGTTTGCACCTTTGATCTCTTTAGTGTGTTGCATTGATCTTGCCAATGCTCTTGCGTATTTCGCACCTAGAGAACCGTACAATCCGTCTTCCTCAGCTTCTTCTGTAATAGAAAATGCCAAGGCAACTGTTTCGTGAACGTACCTAGCGACGTAACCTTCTCGGCCACTATCGTAAGTAATCATTGCACCTTCTGCCTTCGTCGGAGCTTCTCCGAAGCCGATCATTTGAACGTCTTCTTCGAATGCTTTCATTGACTGCTCTGTAGAATAGATTGCTCTCCATTGTTCTGGATAACGATCGTATTCCATACCAAACACGGTATTTAAACCTAGATTGAGCTGTTTGGTAAACTGTGCTCTATTTAAAGCCATAACTCATATCCTCCTAAATACCTGCTGAATTAGCTCTGAGCTGGTGGTTATTTATATAAACTTCCACTTTAGCTGCAGCGCCAACCGCATTGCTGGGTTCATCAATTAATCGTAATATTCTTATAGGAAGTGTAGCAGTAACAGCAAATGTGCTGACTGTTATTTCCTGTTTTGAATATCCGAAGTCCGTATTACCGGCTGTTAGTGTTACATTAGAATTCAAGCCTACGTCTGTGTTAGCAAACGTTCCGTCGCATTGAATACTGAATGTTATGTCTGGATCATCATATACATATGCTTTGACCGCTGAATTGGTCTTAACAGTTGTACTGGCAGTCCAGACTTTGAGGAATTTTACATCCCCAGTAGCTTGATCTGTATACTCGCATCCCGCAAATACACCAATCGGCTTAGTGTTATTAGCCATAAGGGTAATTGTCCCGTTGGTTAATAACTGAACTGCATCTCCTGTGAAGATAGAAGTTCCAGAGCCGTTAGCAATTTCGTATGCATTAGTTCTGATCACGCCACCTGCAATATGCCTTACGGGTGTAAACCCTTGGGGCGCATCTAAGTTAGCCATAATAATCCTCCTAGATTATTTGATTTAGTTACTCTTTTATACCGCCTCTGGTAACTTCTGTCTTATAGGTCTTTTGAATAGGATTTCCAGGTTTTTCAACTTTGTTTAAGTCGTGATCGACTGACCTTTGAAGATTTAATGTTCTCTTGCGATAAAAATCATCGCGTTGTTTCTTCATCTCCACAGGCATTTCACAAAGGACCATACCCTCCATTCCTATATAACCAGCAAATTTGCCATGATCTAGCGTAGCGAAGTTTGGTTCTTTGACCGATTTAGGATCACGAGGTTTCCATCCTTCTCTCATACGTTTAGCAACGTTTGTTGGTGTATCTTGACCTAAAATGCTAGTTGCAATCCAACGTTGTACGTAACCTTCACGCGGTTGGGGTGCCTCTAATAAGTTAGCAGGACGCCACTGATTTTCACGAGTAGATTTTTCTTCTCGTGTTTGATTAACTATTTTATTAGTTTTTTCCATATTTGCAGGCTCCTTTATTGTTGACCTGTATCACTAAGGTTTTTTACTTCCCTAGCAAAACGTTTCAGTGCCGTCTCATCATTTATGTCGATACCAAAACTCTTTGCAGTATCTAAATCATCTTGAGTGAGCTTTACTCTATTGCTGCTTCCAGATTTTGTTCTGGAAACTGAAGCAACTGGAGATTGCACTCTAGCTGTTTTGGATTGTACACCACTTTTTTCTTCTTGAACAGTCTTTTTATCAAAAAAGCTTGGTAGTGTCGCTTTGAGACGTTTATCGATTTCTTCATAATAACCTGGATCGTGAACGTCCCAACCTTCTTCTGTTAACTCGCCATCGATACCATAAACTAAAGATGTCGCTTTAGTATGTCCTGGTTTATTAAACCAACCAGCATTTTTTGATGCCCATTCTTTAGCGAGAGGAGGAAGAGGCTTAGTTTCGCCTTTCTTCTCTGGCTTTTCTTTAGAGACATCAGCATCATCAAGTTTATGCATTTCACTACGAATATCAGCCATTTTCTCCATAAGTTTAACTTGTTCTTCAGTATTACCCTCATCGATAGCTGATTTCATTTGTTTAGAAACATTTTCATAATTATTCTTGAAACCTGTTTTTAAACCTGACCGAGCTTTACCTTCTAAAGTATTAAACTTTTCTTCCCATTGTAATGCTTTTCTTTCAGCATCAGCACGTTTACCAACTTCTTTGGCAATACGTTTTCTAACCTTTTCTGAATAAGGTAAATCATCAGAATAACCGGGAACTTCTTTTTTAGGTGCATCTACTTTCTTTTCCTCTTTAACAACTTCTTCTTCAGCAGGTTCCTCTATAATAGGTTCTGCTTTAGTTTCTTCTTGAAGTTTTTCTAAAGGATTTTTTTCTACTTCGACTTCTTTTTCTTCTTTATCGATTTTTACTTCGATTTCTTTTTCAGGCATAGTATCTCCTATGTTTGCGTAGATAATTCTACGTATATTATATGCTTCGAGATACTAAATCTGGATTTTCCAGAGTACCTAATACCTCATCATCATTTATTATCACCATTTTGACTTTTTGTACAGAGATTTTTGCACCTGCATAACGCCCAAACACAACCCAATCATTTACTTTACACCAGGGTTTCTTTCTATCAGAATAACACTCTGATCCCATTGCGATTACTTGACCAACACTGTTTAAATAAGTCTGATCTTCCTTATTTCTATCTGTTAATATAATACCTCCTTTTGTTTTTTCCACTGCTGGTAAGGGTCGAATAAGTATTCGATAACCAACTGGTTGAGGTACTTCCTTGGGAGTAGGTGTTTCAAAATTAGTCATCGTCTATTTCTCCTTTTTGATATTGCTGACTCATTTCATTTATAATCTCTAGAGCTTTGGTTAATCCTTGACCGTAGCCATATACTCGTTTAAATTCTGAAATATCTTCCACACCTTTATTCAAAAGGTTATTACTTAAATCTTGTTTATGTAATTTAAGTTTATTTTTTATTGCTATTAGTAGCTTCTCCATATGTCCTGGCAATTGATTTTAAAGTATCATCGAAAGATTTATTTGCTTTTTGAGAGGCGATTGCAAATAATTTTGGTTTTAAAATTTTAATAGATAATTTTTTATTTTCTAGAAACTTCTTAGCTTGTCTAATTTCGTCTCCTTTTATACTCATTTCTTTTTATCTTGCTTTTGTACCACTCGTGCAGCTTTTTCAATAACAT